GAGCAATCAACAACAAAGACCGACCACGTTCATCCATGCCAGTCTTGAAAGAGTCCACACGTCCGGTCGATTGTAAGAACTCCACAGATACATGTGTAGGGTCATCAGAATCAGCAACAGCAGACACAGTCTTGCTTAATTGCATAGTCCGTTCACGATTACTCGGTTGCACAATGAGATAATGCAAAGTGCCTTCAGAGTAGTTGTCAATGATGTCATACACTTCATTCACATGTGTAGACTGTGTGGCCCAATTGCGATTACCGGGACGTAATGATTCACGATAATGGTCAGGTGCTGTGCCTACTGGTGGGTCCAATGCACCACGTGAACGTGTCCGCACGACCATACGGTGGTAAGATGAAGGGTGTTCAGGGTCTATGACATGGCTTGCGTCTACTGCTTTCGGAGGTGTGCGAGGTGGGTCTCCACTGTTCACAGGCGTGTAGTTGCTCGGAAGGCTACTCTCGTCCAATTCCAGTTCAGAGAGTCGCCCACCTGTGTTGTCTCCCACAAGCCGATGTGCTTTCATGGCTACTTCAGCACCACCCACATCTGCACCGTGGAAAACAAGCACACCGCCGGGTGCGTGCAATGTAGCCCCACCACTTACAGCGACAGCATCAGCGATATGGTGTGCGACCCGCTTCCCATCCAACAGAGAACCACCATGAGGCACAGTCTTCTCAACCAATAACACTGGTCCGTTCGCGCCCATCTTAGTCCCCAACAGGTCTATCGCATTGTAATGAATCTCCACGTATGGAATAGAGAGACCTGACACTTGCAGAAGAGCCACGCGCGATTCAGTTTCAGGTGTAAGATGAAGATTATACACACCATCAGTGGCGGCGACATTCTCTGCACCATGTCCTTTGAGCAGGAATGGGCGCACATCGAATCCAGTCCCACCAATAGCGATGATACCGTCACGGTGTGCATCTATTGAAGCGAGTCCATTACGGATGACTTGCACAGCCTGTGAAGTGTTTTCCACACCTTTGACTGGGGCAGTGAAAGCCTGTCTGTGCAAATGAACTCTTGACCCGATAGGGACTTGTTCTTTGATTGACACACTTTGCCCACTGAAAGACACTTTGAAATCATCTGAAATACCATCCATTGTGCGAGTGGCATTCTCTTCCACTGAAGGGGGGAAGAGTTGTAGGAACGGGTGTCCGTCTACGTGAGAGAAATGATGACGCCCAGTATGTCCAATCTGAAACTTCTCATCTATGGTCCATGAAGACACACTGAATGGATTCCCAGCAACACCGGCACTGATACGTCGTGAGAAAAAGAATCCGTGATTGTCAAGCCCACCCTCATCTAACAACATCTGCCCTGTGCGGTCAATTGCCTGTGACCCTAATCCGGGCTGCTGGTAAGGCTTGCCGGTCTGACTGTCAATGAGCAAGTCAGCCTTGATGAGCACGAACGCACTTTCACCTGCAAGATTATTGGCAGTATTGAATGCAACTCGCGCATGTAAGAGACCACGTGCACCTGTGTTTGCTGTGGTATTGAAATCGAGATGAATGCTTTCGATGGTCACCCCCGCCTCTGTTACTGACACAAGCCGCACACGTTCGGGTGCCTTGTTATTCGGGAGACCTGTGAGCACATCTGTGCCAGTTGGGTTGATGAGGAGATTGAATGGGCGATGCAAGACTTCAATGGTTTGTGCACCACCACCGTGTGCATTGTTAGCCACTTGATATGAGCCGAGTCCTTCCGGCGTATAGGTGCCTGTCAGTGTGTCACTCTTACCACTGATACGCTCATACAGTGTCTGTGCTTGTGCTGCGCTGATATTGAAAGTGGTAGCCCCTGCTGATGGTGATGATGTGATGTAGAACACATCACTCTCTACATCCACAGGCTCTTCAAAACGCCATAAGCCAATCGTGTCACCACTGGGAAGTAATGGTCCCACACGGATGCCACTTTCATTGAAACCCCGACGCCAGTGCACACCGTGTATATGCCCTCGGTATTGACCACCGCGACCACCAATGAACAAGTCAGCATCGCTATACTGTGCCTTGAACTTACTACTCAATTTTTCTGACGCTATGAGTTCCCCGTTGACATAGAGTTTGACCTCTTGGCCAGTGAATATACCAACCACATGATAGAGTTCACGCTGCGTGGCATTAAGACCACTACCGTTGTTAATGAATGCGCCACCGTTTGTGGGGTAAAGGAGACCAGTGGCACCTTCACCTGACATGGCTTGCACACTACGTTTGACTCCACCGGCTGTGCTCACATTGACTGTGAAAGATGCAATAGCAGGTGCACCCACAGAACCCATGCGCAATTCAAACAAGTCGTCTTTGACAGCAATTACGCCACCACAATCAGGGCTAACCCATGCTTCGACTGAGAATGAATTAGCCACACGTCCTATATCTCGCTCACTACTACGTGCACGGTTCCCTTCAGTAGTCACAGACATAGATGAGCGGGCTGTGTCACTACCCACATTGACTTCCAGTCCAGTCTTGTCGAATGCGGCCTGTGGGACAACTACACCGTCACTTACGCCATTGAAGAACAACGCATGAGTAGAACGGCCAATAACAGTCATCTCACAGCCCCACAATCATATCCAACGGTTGGAAAGTAATGTCTGCTGAATAGACAGTCTCACCTGCTGAATACTTGAAACTGACATCCACCACAGTGCCGCGAATACCAGTCTTGAGGTCAGCCCTATCGAACTTAACACTGGCATCTCGCACATTGCCTGACGAGTCTTGGTCCACAGGATTAGTGAGACCTGTGACAAGAAGGAAATTGCGTGTAGCATAACTGGGTGGGTCAGAAGTAGCCAAAGCACCACTGCTCACTTGTTGTAGTGAATTGTAAGGCAGTTGTAGACCGATGATATAGTCATTGCCTACTTCATCGCCCAACTGCATATCTTGGTCAGCACCGCCGAGAGAGAACCCTGCATCTGAAGTGCCCCCACCAACATTGAATACGCTACCCATAGCACCCATGACATTGCTGTTAGCGACATTGGCGATGAGGTCTTGCATCTTATCACCTGCTGACTTACATGAATGGTCTTCACCGTTTAAGAACTCTTGAGAGGTAGGTGTGCTTGGCTTCGCACCTGACGATGTCCAAAACACAGGCGTTGCAGTGTTCCCATTGATACCTGCTTCTTTCTGTGTAATAACGACCTTTGAGTTATTCCCACCAGTGAGCGTAGTCAATTGCCCTGCGGTTTGTGCAATGGTGAAAGCGTCTGTGAATTGTGTGCCACCACCTGTGGCAATAACTGTGGGTGCATAATTGGCTGCTGTGAGAGCAGCCACTACGGCAGCAGCGATTTGCTGCCCTGTGGTCAACCCTTGAATCCCTACGTTGGTCACCAGTGATGCTGTGCTTGTGTGACCCGCGCTACTATTGTTGAACTTCACAGTGATGCTGTCAGATGTGCTTGCCTTCTGATATGTGCTTGTCAGACTGAATGTGTGCTCATGTAGATTCGCAGCAGTGACATCACCACCGTCACCAGTCATGTATTTCCAGTTGATTGCGGTCTCGGTCTGTGTGTTCACTGTGCCTTTACGCCCGAAATCTATGAAACAAGAGGCTTTGGTGGGTTCAGATGTAGTGCCTGAACAATCATCATCGCGCAAGATTGCTTCGATGCGAATGTCACAAGAGACAAGATTCATGTCGGTGCCGAATCGCTCTCCGGTAATAGGCACAGGGATAGCCGCTATGCCTCTCCTTACAGCCATCGAGAAGCCAACAGCGTCCAGTGCAAGACTTGTGCCGTCACGCTTCACTAAACGCACTGGGACACCCATCAGAAGTGCCCCCTCGTTGTTGCGCCACCTTGTCGTCGCATCTCCTGTGCAAGGATGTCACTAATCTCACGCGCCAATCTGCGCTTATCTGTGCGGTCTGTGACACCGGACACATTGATGTTCACGGTCATAGAACCACCGAGGCCGCTACCGAATCCTGTCTTCGATAGTGGAATGACGGCTTCAGGTCCTTCTTCACCAATACGTGCTGTTGTAGGCCCTGTAACGATACCACCACGTGCAAGGTGAGGGATTTTATCAATGCCCACAAGATTCTTGATTTTGCCTATCCCTAAAGGCAGAGAGAAGCCTATGATAGAGTTGATGGGGTCGATAATCCAATTATTGACCAAACCTTTCAGACTTGAAAGAGGTGACAGTAGTGCACCAATGAGTGAACCGAGAACACCACTCAGACTCGGGAAGTTCTCAAGCCCAATTACACCCATGATAGCGTCACCCACACCACCTAATGTGGCCATGAACTCGTCTTTCTTCGTGATGAACCCGTTGTAAGCCTTATCCAATGAACTCAATAACGCGCCAATTGTATTGTCATAAAGCCAATCTTTACCGGCGGCGAGTGCTGTCAATGCGGTTGACAACACAGCCGCTATTTTGTCTCGGTATTTCCAAATGGTAGCGAGAATGGCGACCCCAATGGCTATCGGCCAACCGACAATGAAGGCACCAACGAGAGCAAAGAATGCAACTGTGCGCCACCAACTTCCCAACACCCAGTCTTTGGCCGCTCCGAGAAGGGCCATGATGTCATCCCAGCATCTGTAAATTATCATGATGATAGTCGCAATGATTGCAGCAATAGCGACAGGAATACCCCAAACAGGCATTGTGACGGCTGCCACAATGGCCATAGCAACTCCACCAACTACGCCAATCCATACTGGCGCTTTGCCCGTGAATGCAGCCCATAATGCGGCCAGTCCTGCTACAAAAATAGTGATAGGCAGCATCATTGCAGCACTCAATCCGAGGAAAGTGGTGCCAGTGAAAGCAAGGAAAGCACCTAACCCTGCTGTGGCAACAGCGAGAGCCGCCAGTATAGCAGCGACAGTGCTGTCAGTTGAATCCTTGACAACACGGAATATGCCGACCATTCCCATGAGAGTAGCAATGAAAATGGCGAATGGGACACTGATGGTCAAAGCAATAGCCGCGAATACAAGCATGGAGGCTGCGGCCACATCTATGGCTGACGCTAATCCCCCCTCACCTTCACCGTGGAATATCATGAGTAACCCTTGCATCGCGTCGTGTATGATACCCATGTTCTCCGTCAATTCAAGCACTGGACTATTGGCCCCTTGAAATGCGATACTCAAAGCCGCAAGACCGACAGTGATGAGAAGGAAGATACCGAAGAGGGCCAAGAAGTTGACGAGTAATTTTTTCTTGAGAGTGACGGTGCCCTTGAGATGCTTGTTGTAGAGTTTCTGTGTGCTTCCCATAGCCAAAAGTTGAGCCATATGCGCTTGCATCTTCGTCATGTTCCTCTTGTTCTGTTCCTCTTCCTTCTTTGTCATGTTGAAGCGGTTGGTTGAGTGCTTCAACATGGCCACCATGCCTCGACCCATCCCAGTCATCTGTTTTACCATATTGACCATTGGATTCTTATTCCACATTGCGTAAAGTTTGGCTTCCCCTTTTTCAAGCAGTCCTTGAGATTTGTGCGCTCTTGTTGCTGCAATTCCATAGGATTCCAAGTTCGCTTTCAGTTGGTCTAAAGCCTCTGCGTTCTTTTGAGCCATTGCAGCAGCGTCGTCAGCCATTTACTCACCATCCTTCACTGCCGGGGAACGGGGTCCCGCGCTCTGTTGAGCCTATGCTGGTCGTGCTCTTAGACTGATTGGTCACCTTCTCCATTTCATCAGCCTGTCGTCGGTCAGAGGCTGTAGCCCACACAAACGATTGCTCAAACACATCAGGGGCCATTGCGAGGACTTCAGTGATACTGATTTTGTAATGGCGTGCCACGTAATACACCATTCCATCCACCATGCTCTCAATAGTTGTCTTCTCACGTTTCATGTCCTGATACAACTGTTCGGCCCTTTCAGGCCATGTCACAAAGGGCCCATCATCAGGTCCTGTGGTTGTGGTAGTAATGCTGTAATTTGTTGAGCGACAGAGGCTTTCAAACCGAGCATCTGTGTCTTTGTCATCTGTGGTTCAGTGCGCTCAATGCACTTCTCCATCATGTATCGCCAATACCCTGCAAGGTCGAGATTAACTCCACCTTCGGGATTGATGTCTACAAACGATTTGATAGCGTCTTGCATCTGCAAGAAGGTGAGTTCTTTGACCCACACACGCAACATGAGATTATTCTCAGGGTCTACCTGAATCTCATGCATCTTAGCCCCACCCGTTACGAGTAGGCTCGATATATCATTCACTAACTGGCTCGGTTCCTTCTGACTGTCCGTCATTTCCTCCATCTAACTCACTTCCTTCGTCGGGTGCTGCTGCCTCGGCAGGGGCATCCTCACTTTCCTCAGCAGCCGATTCCTCGGGGGCTTCAGTCAGTGTGCGCAGTCGTTCTATCAACTGTGCTTTCGTGCCTGATACGGGCAGTCCTGCGGCACGGCAAAGTGCCTTCAACTGCTCGACAGTCATCGAATCGTAATCATCTTGCGCCTTTCCAGTATCTTCACTGGTCACGGCGTCATCGTTAGTGGGGGTGTCCTCAATGAATGGGGTTTCATCAGGCTTGCCCGCTTCAGGGTCGAAGATTGGTTCTTCCACCACTACGGGTTCAGGTTCAAGACGGCGTCTACCACCGGGGTGTAGGCTTCTTCTCATCAACAATACCCCCTTAGTGGGCATTTCCAGCATTGTCCGTCACATATCATCATATCACCTCAACAGTGTAGCAGGGCGTCGTGTGAGACGACCTTAACGTGCTTTGGCATAATCTTGAGTTCGCTCTTGATTACGCCCTTATCTTCAGGGATGCCCAGTGGGGCTTCTGCAATAATGTAGTCATCAACGATGATGACCAATTGCTCACGATTCGCACCTGCACCTGCTTTCGTCAGTGTGAGTGTGATGGGTTCAGTGTGATTGTGTGTGCGGTTTGTGCGGAACTCATGCCATAGTAGTGGGTCACTGACAATGATTGTCATGGCCATCTCATACTCAACCTTACCTTCCACGATGAGTGAAGGGTTGCGTGCGCCACCAAATGGAATCTGTTCAAGTGATTGCCCTGATGTGTTCCGTGCTTCTGCCTGTGGATTGCCACGGATTGTGTAGTGCGTAGTGGTGTTGTTCCGACCTGATAGGCTGAAGTTTGTAACTTGCGCGATATTCATTCCAAAAGCACTGATGGTCCCATTGTAGAAAAAGTAGGGTTTTTCGGTGTTAGGTGCAATACCTGCCGCCTTACGTTCTGAAAGACCGTTGCCGACATTCTCAAACATTCGGTGTGCCGTATAGCGGTCACCGACTGCTGCTGTTACAGTGGCCACAGTCACAGTTCCTCCTGAACCACCGGCCAGAGTCAATACGTCACCAACTCGATAACCTGAACCGGCAGCATTGACTGCTACTGTGTTCAGCACACCGTTGGAAATCGTCGCCACTGTGAATGTAGCATTAGCACCACCTGTGCTGACTGTGATAACTTCAGAGGCAGCATAACCTGACCCATGTGCAACTATGGTGGCAGACGTGACAAATCCTCCATTCACAGTAATATCCACTGTGAGACCTGTGCCTGACCCTGCTGAAGTCGTGGCCTTTACCCCTGCTGTGTAGCCTGTCCCAACATTTGTCATGGGTCCCAATGTCTCGGGAACACCATTCAGAATAGTGGTAGTAAATGTTGCACCTGAACCTCGGTGATGAGTTGACGCTGCTGCGGACACTGCTGAATACCCTGAACCGTCCTCTGTGACTGTGAGTGTAGCGACACCTCCAACACTGTCCTCAAGACGACCTGTGTCTGTGTAGCACATCAGAGCATCGAAGCCCATTGTCATCTTCACTTCAGCATCTGCGTCAGCAGCGATTGACCATTCTTTGACTTTACATCCTTTGTAGATTCGCGTCAATTGCTTACTGTCAGAAGCAGTGTTAGGCACATTGCTTGCTTGTGACCCTGTATAGCCGCCTGTTCCATAGGAATCCACATCACGTGTGCGCATCGAGGTCTCCAATGAGAATGAAGGTGTGTGATAGCCACTGAAAAGTGCACGACTCTGACGATTGGTGATTGTCCCATAGGTCGCAGTTGCGGTATCGAAGTGTGGTGAACCGTTAGTGCTTCCATCATGGAAAGCGACTGTTTTTATTGTGCATCCAGCATCGTGGTTGAAATTGAATGGGTCATCTACATGGATGCGAGTGACACTCCCTGTCGTGTCAATGCAAATGACACGGCGCAATTCATTCCGTTCAGTGGTTTGGAAATTGGTCTGCAATTGAGTCCATTTGGTTCCAGTAGTGATAGGGTCCTCATGGTCTGTGGGTGTCAGCACATCTGTGGTGTCCACGATGAGAATATACTCACCAACAGTAGGTGGGTTGGTCACAGTCCCTGATACAAACTCAACAAATGTATCACCCATAGAGACGGCTGCTGCGGCAGGTCCACCAAGTGTGGCCTTTGCAGTGAGTCCACCATATACGGCTTCGTTACCGAGGCCATAGTATAACCAACGTGGGCTGTTCAGCATCATCTCAATGCTGCCACCCTCATTGCTGAATCGCTGTGGTTCTTGCACTACGACATCTCGACCAATACCGATAACGTGTGAGCGTCGAATCTCCGCCTTCGTTTCAGGGAAGGTCAGAGTTGCCGCAAGTCCAATGAACTGGTCTGTGAGCACGGTCTCGTCACTGGCAGCAGCACCGGGGCTATACACCATACCGACATCAGGTGTGGGTGTGCCAAGTGAGTCAATAATGAGAGCGTCACCTGCTGTCGCAGCAGTCACTGCACTGGTTTTCAGAGCAGGTGTGACAAGGATGTCTGTGCCATAGTTGTCCACGATGGTGTAGATATTGCCTGTCGTGGCGTGGTCATCTGCACTCAATGCACCGCCACCCTTGATGCGCAACTTGCTTCCTGCAAGTAGTCCCACTGGGTAGCAAAGATACTGGTTTGCGCCAACAAAATGACCTGAGCCACCACCCGCAGTCATGCGGAGAGTGGTGATGTCACCTGCTGTTGCTTGCACACTGAATCTCAACCCATTATGGTAGTCGTATTCCAGTGTAAATCCTGTTTCATGACCAAATGTGGCCTCGCTAATGTCGCCCTTGTATACTGTTGATGGCATTGCTCTCCCTCTACGCGATGAGTTCCGCGAATATGACTATTTCGACTTGAAAGGTAAACCTGTGCAGATGTTTGGTCCTATCTGAAAGGTCTGTGCGCGTCTTGTAGAGCAGTCTGTCAAAGTTCTGCCCATCTCCCTTGCGCTTGCTGTGGACGATGCGTCGAATCTCATCCTCCATCTTCATGATTTGGTCACGGCCCATGACTGTGCGCGCATCAACTGTGACGTTGACACGTGTGTGCACCACGTCATAGAAAATATCCGGTTGCTCTTCATTGTGAGCAGTCTCATAGAGAAAAATCGCATCACTGCGGTTCAGGTCAAAGCGTTTTCCTCGACCGGGGTCCACCGTAGTGATGTCTTGAATCACAGGTTTGCGCTGTGAAGTATTGGCGCGGTTCCAATTGGTATCGAAAATAGAACGGATGAGTTCAATAGATTCTGTCGCCATATCAGTTGCCCTCCGCTTCCTTGAGTATGTCTGCCCCAATAGGGCTCTCCACTTGAGCCTGTCGCTCGGCTCTCATTTTGATAGAAATGTAATCTTCGTGCTTTTCATCCAACGCTTTCCCGTCTACAGACATAATCACGCCGTTCCCATCCACTTCATAACCGTAAGCGTGAGCGTTCGCTAACAGGAACATCCTACCTTCATCTGTGAACACAGAGAGTTTGCGCGCTTGCATGATGGGCTCTCTTTGACTTTCAGCCAATGCTTTGAGTGTCTTTTCATCAATCATAGGATGTCCAACACCTCCACATAGCGAGGCAGGGTCTCTGCGACCTGCTGCTTGAGCAATTGATACTTACTACCGAGGTCAATGTTAGATGTGCCTTCAGGTAGTAGCACTGTGCGGTCGTCAGAGATGAGTAAGTCCATAGCGACCAGTTTGGTGGCAATATCCTCTATCGCCTTCTCCACATATCGCTCACCGTGCACATATGTGACCTTGACAGCATTCCACTCAAAGTAGGGGTATGTGTTGTTGAAATAGATGATACCGAGTTCGTAGTCCATCCACCAGTCGCGCAAACGTGCTTCATCACCAGTGGTTGTGCCCACATAGTCAATCTTCATACGATACTGGTTTACTATCACACCGTTGGTGGCTGCTGCATTGAACCCTGTGGGTGTTAGTTCAGTGATGCCTGTGAAAGTTGTGTTGGTCTTCGCAGTATAGTATGCTGCCTTCACTGAAGAGCCTGAACCAATGAACAAGATGCCATAAGGTGCAAACCCGTCTGTGCTGGTCACTGTCAATGTGCTTCCAGCGAGAGACGAGATGGTTGTGGATGAATCAGTCACATTGCCGATAGACAGACCATCGAGATTGGTTGTGGCCAATGTGGCATTCTGCCCACCTTCACCACGTCGCATGGATGTGATTTTCATTTTACCTGCGCCGTAGTCAGCGTTAGCAGATGCAAGGAACTCATGGTGGACTTTGGCCGTAGTAAGACCACCTGTCCCATATACATCTTCGGAAGAGAAGGATGGTGAAAAGGCAACTTCGGACTTGTTTCGATTGAAGTCTTTGTTGATGAGGTCAGCAAGATTCTGTGCTGTGGATGAGTCATCGAAGTCAGCACGCCAGTTCCCTGAACCTGCCCCGACTTTCAGAGAGGCTACACCTCCACCACCGGGGCACAGATACACATAGTCGGCTGTGCTCAATGCACTTTGATTCGTCACTGTTACACGTGCTTCTGCTGCCCCGACTTCACGGTATTCTTGACCTTGCCATATTTCCAGTCTTAGAATCTGCTGCACATTGCGGAAGCGCAATGGGGCTGTGCCCACATAGTCCGTGTAGTATCTGCGCCTGTATGGTTTGTATGTGTCAAAGTTCACATACTCGGCTGTCTGTAGCATGGGACGCCATGAGTTATTGGTCAGATTGTCCAACTTGTCCTGCGTCCTCTTGATGAGCGTCTGCACAGCCGCTTTGGTCACACCACGACGTTTACCATTGGTGAACGATTGTAGGTTCTGCACAGTCGCAAACAAAGCCGTAGTGTGATTCTGTGTTAATGCGTATGTGGCTCCTGCTGCATCTTTGAGATTGAGCCTAATGTCTGCCCCTGAAGCCACAATTGAAGCAATGTATGCCTCTTCACCCATCGTGCCCTCACTGGCAATTTCCACTTTGTCATCCACTTCAAACCCAGTATGTCTGTGGTCTGTGGGACTAATCAGCACATATGTGGTCCGAGGTGTGCCGGGACCACTATCGTATGAGAGGCTGACGGCGTCAGGAAACGGAATCTGCAAAATGTCTGCAACCTTTTGCGCAGTAGTGTAATAGAGCCGGTCAGGGTCTATGGGTCGTGGGACACTCTCGCCAGTCTGAAATACGGTCGGCATTAGGCATCACCAAGTGGGGGCTTGTAATCGGGTCTTGCTCTGTATTCTTCCACTATTTGCCGCCTTTTTTCTCTGTCCGCAGCCATCTTTCCTTTCAAGTCCGTCCACGCTTGGTCTTTGGCTTGTTTTGAACTCACCGCAGCCTTCGCACCTTGCCAGTAGTCTTTGAGATGTTCTGACCACGGTCTGTCCCAATCTTGCGTTTGTTCATTCCATTCCCCTACATCAGCATCGAGTTTGATTTTACCTTCAGGGCCCCATAGCAACTTGTCCCATGCTTTAGGCGGGGGTGTGGGGGTAGAGGCTGGGGAAAAGCCGGGAGTCAAAATAGACTGTTGCCCTGAAGCCGTCGCTGCTTGCACAGCCTCGGGAGATGGTTGCGCTAACGATTCTTTGAGCACGGTCCATGCTTTGCTAAGAGGCACAGACATCACACATTCACCTCAGTTTTGCCGAGGTTGTATTCCATCGGCTTAGAACACGCCCCACATCGCTCAAGATAGAGGAAATGAAGCATCCCGCAGTGTTTGCATCGTGTGCCTGAGCCAATGTCAATAATGTCCCGCACATTGCGAGTTCTCATGCGCTGTTCGCGTGTGATTCCCGCAAGCCTCTCACGACCAGTGGCGTCAGGGTCCGCATAGGCCCCCTCGTCCTTCTTCCATCCCTGCTTCTGCATTCGGATGAGGTCTTTGAGGTCGAGGCTCATGCTACACACCTCATGTGTGCAACACAGTTACGATGATTTCACCACGGACCATTTCTGTATCGAACGCAAGTAAATCACCGGATGCCACACCATCAGCAGCCAATGCTGCTGTAAGCAATGCAGTCAGACCACCCGCACCTGCTTGGTCTACAGCAACCACCGATGGTTGGTATCGGTAGACTTTCACTGCAATTGCTGCCATTGGGCGTCACCACCCAATCAACGCTTGCCCATTGCCATGAATCGGCCACTCTTGTCAGTTGCGCCTTGAACGACATTGAATGTCGTGTCACTTGTGTCAGTGTGCCATGCATAGATGGTTGTGGCATCTGCTGATGTCACAGACACCCCGAGTAGTTCACTTAGGTGTTCACTGACATCAATAACGCCACCGCTATCGCCACCACTAACTACGAATGAGCCTGTGACGACCATCATGTTACCGAATGTGCTGGGTCTTGAATCAAATAATACTGCTATTGGCATATTTCTCACTCTCCTGAGTCTTCCTGTTCAATTGGTGCTGAGGGTGCCTCCTCCATAACCTCTTCGGTCGGAGTAGGGTTCAAGTGTTCTTCCACACGTGTGAGCAGTTGTGCCTTTGTCAGACCTGCTCGCACAGTGATGTCACGCTCTCCTAACCACGCAATGATGTCACGGCGAACCCAACTTGCACTGGGGTCACCAACTGGGCCCGCATCCTCGGAGACCGTAGGTGAACCAGTCTCCGGGGATGGGGTGTTAGCATCATCTGTGATTATCCAGTCTCGACCTTCAAATCTACGTCGTTGTGAGTCCAACTTCTCTTGCGTGATAGATTGGAACTCACCGCGCACGAAATACCCCGCAGGGGTGCTAAGTGTCGGCCAACGACCTACGTATTTGACTGAAGGCATCCTCAATCACCAACTTCAGGACACAATTGCCATGAATCCAGTGCTGCCAGTCAAGTTACCTTCACAGGCAAAGGTGATTGCTGCTGTGCCAAGTCCGGCGTCTACCGAACAAGATGTTGCTGCTACACCCGAGCCACCGATAACGATTGCGTGAACTGTGTCTGCATCGCCACCAACTGTGAACACGTTGTTGTTCTGCACCAATGTGCAAGTGCCGACGACCATCTTGAGTCCTCGCCCTGCTGTGTTGGTTGTGTCGTCATTTGACGCTGCGAACGGTGTTAGAGCACCGGGGTATGCGTCTGCTGCCCCACCTGCACCATCCAACCATCGTGTGCTGGATTCTAATGCACCTGCCCAAAGGTCAAGTTCAAAGTCTACTGTCATGACTCCTGCCGAGCCAGTTGTTCGTGTAAATGTCACTGCCATAATTCATCATCTCCTTTTGTTTCTCCCATGAACCTCACTGGAGGTCACGAATGCTCCCCTGTGAACCGAAGAAAGAACACCATAGTTCTCCCATTGTTCGATACAGTCCTTCTTGTCCGAGACGGTTGATTGCGAATGGGTCACCAGTCTCAATACCACTCTCAAAGTATTGTGTCGGAATCGCAGTCTGGAACCACAGATAATCAGTGTCCAAATAATACATCCGGCTGATAGTTGAGCCGCCTTCAGTGTCTACGTCCTTGCTTGGAATAAGTGGCACACCGTTGTAGGTTGCCACAAGGAATCCTGCTTCAATACCGGGCACACCCTTCACACCGTTGTATGTTGGGGTGACACGCTTGCTGTCCATGAATCGCTGCTGACTCTGCAAGAGTTGCTGCACACGCATGAGTGTGTCATATCCAGTTAGGATAACCTTTGGATTACCACCACGGGTCCAAATCTGCTGGAACAGTGAATCAAGATGGTCAAGACTCAATGTGCGGTTTGAAGCCGCAGTTGAGGCGTCACCACCGACGTTCACTTCAGCACTGTGGAATGCAGCACTGCCGTCACGTGCGATTGAATACATATCGTGGTCACCGAGTGCGCTTACTGAAGTTTGTGTGACAGTCTGAACTGCTGGGTCTGTGGTAACTCGGTCAAGTGACTCAAAGTCGTTGCCCGCAGGTGTGTCCACATCGTTGGTCATCATTTGGTTGATGTGGTCAGCGTGGTGCTTGCCCATTTCTTCCTTCAGAACCTGTCGAACATCGCCCAGTCCATCGTCCTTGTCAGACAAGAACATGCTGACCTCGGAGAGGTCAAAGGTGTGCGCAATGGTCTTTGGCTTTGCAGCCACGTGTAGGAAATCAGGTTTGGTGGTCTCCGGCAAGGTTGCGTTCTCAGCAACACCGCCACCCTTAGTGAAGGATGGCTTGCCAGTGATGATTCTCCAACCACTGCGCTCCCACGGCTTCTTTGGCAGAATGCTGAAGGCGTTAAACTCTTGATTCAACTGACTCCAAACTTTGCGGCCATAGATTGCCTGATACACACCGGCTGTGGTAGATGTCAGAGGCGCATCGGCCTTGAGTAGGTCTCCACTACTGTATGTGTAGCCTGTGAGGGCTGCACCACCGTAGTAGTAGCGTTCCATGTCTTGTAGTGTCCTTACGTAATTTCGTGCCATTTAATTCACTCTCCCTTCAATGCTTTGCCAGCGAGTCTGTGCACATCGTCCCATGACATCGAAGCAAGTTCAACTGTCTCGGGGATGGCAATGGATGCCCCTGCGCTCTTGGTGATGGTTTCGCCTCCACCAGTAGACACAGTGTTGATTCGCTCATTTAAGGCAAGAACTGCCTTCTGCAAATCGTGGATTGGACTGCGGGAATCATATGCTTGCTTTGCAGCAGCATTGCGCGCTTGTGCCTGTTCTTTGGACAATCGGTCTTCAAAGTAGTTGCCCAATGAGTTCTTGAATTGTTTCTCGACAGTCGCTGCCTTGTAAACTTCATACGCCTCTTCAATCTGTGCGTTAGAGACGTTGCTGGGTGCAATGAAATCCTGCTTGATAACGGTCTTGTTGCCGCTCGGTGCAGAACCCATGTTCATCTTTGGTCGCTTTGAAGAGTCGTCTTCTCCTGCGCCTTCGATGCTGCCTTGACCTCGGTGGTCAAAGCCGTGCTGGCCGGGACCATACCCTTTGGCTACGCCGTCAAAGTGTGCGCGTGCCACAGAGGGGTCATGCCCTGACGCTTTAGCAGTCTGCTCAAGCCATGTCAGGTAGTCTGTGGTGATTGTGTCAGCCAATCCGTCAGAGTATGCCATTGTCATATCATCATCTCCATCATCATCATCATCATCGGAATCATCATCATCATCGTCCTTTTTCTTGCTCTTCTTCTTTGCAGGTGGCTTCTCGTCATCACCGCCGTCGAGGAAAGGGAGAGCGCGCTCAACATCTTCGTCGCTATTCTCAATTTCTTCATCGGCCTTTTCAACGGCATCAAGCCGCTTTGATAGGCGTTCCAGCACACTGTGCAATTCGTTCATCGTATCACTTTCGCTCATACTGTTGTCCTCCTTGAGGATTCGGAATTGGGCCTCGGGGTTAATGCCCTTCTCACAGATGGTCACTTCATGCAGTTCCATCCGACTGATTTCACGGTAGTCGCCCCGACTTGAGTCATGTTTATTCACACGCTCAAATGCTTGACCACCGATGGAGAACGATTTGAGGTTCCCCTTGCGCACTTCTGCGGCCACTTCACGGGCCTTCTCTATATCATTGCGCAAACTGATAACGACAAAGAGCCCAGTGTCATCCACTTCGGATTTCCACACACGACCACTGCTGTCGGTATATGAGGGCACTACTGACCCCACTTGAATGTTAGAGTGTGCAAGTTGCACATTGCGGAACTCGGGGTTCTTCATGTATTTTTTGAAGGCATCCCCTAATGCTGCGCGAGTGATAAGGTCACCCTGCTTGTCCACCATTTCCACTGAAGCATAGCCCGCCACAACGAGGTCTTTACCGAGTCCTTTGAGCAGGACCGGGTCCTCTGTGCGTGACGATGCCATCAGCATACTCATGGCCCTTGCACACACGCTTATGATATATCAAGGCTGTCGTTAGGCACAATCAAGGTTGCAGTGTCCCCTTCTACCTCCAAAACCGCCTGTTCACCATCTTTAGTGGCGATTTTCCGAGTTTTGCGCTTTCTTGAATCATCATCAAGAATATCCTCTTCGGATTCTTCACCGTCACGGTCTGCGGGAGCGAAGTCAGGCAATGTGCTGGGGCGTGTTAATTGAGTGGGGCCACGTGGTGATTCCACATCACCGCTCGCATAATCGAGTCCGAATCCTTTCGGCCCTGTCCATGTCAATTTCTCTTTCATCACACGCTCTATGAGATGGAGTGCGGTCGTTACAGATTTACTCAATTCAGGGTCTTTGAAGAACTGGTCTTCATCCACTTTCTTGGGCTTTTTCTTGTGGTTGGCCAATGGTTCCACCTCCACATGCTCTTTGGGTTCTTCTGTGTCTTTGATGTGCCCCTTAAGCATCAAAGCGACAAGTGGAGACCAATACGGGCGTTGACTTTCAGCGAGATGGATGAAATAATCACCTTCGGTGAAATCAGTCGTATATGGTGCAGTGAGTGCCCATGCATCTCCCCATTGTTGGATTTTGTAGATGACATCTTCACCCAATGCAGGGAATGAAACGCGCAAACGAGATTTCTCAACATGGACAGTATGAGGCACATTCTCTTGCTCATTACACGCCAACACGCACAGGGTCTCCACACTGTCTGCGGCTTCAGTCTCACTTTCACCAACAATCGACAATGTTTGTAGTGTGAACACATCTTCATCATCACGTGTCTGATGTGTCACTCCACTGACTTCCACTGTGACGTGGTCCCCCTTTGAATACCGCTCTGACGACTCTACTGTGCCGACTTCCATGTATGCGTTTTGGCCATGTGTAACTCCACGATTGCCAATCTTATCTGCGTGGTTTGAGTCTATGGGACCAATCCCTAAACGATATGTGCCCTTCCGTTTTCCGAGAATAATCACATCCACTTCTTTGGAAGGTGTGTAAAGGACCCATTTAGGGTGCCGACGCTCACCGAGCATATAGGTGGATTCAGCATCGCGCAACATGATTTGCTCGACATCAGGTTCCTCAAGTAATTCTTGCACAGCAGCCTCAAGCCCTTCATCATCAGCACGACGTGTGTTGATAGGTGCGGGCATGGCTACAGAGTCAGTGCTATCGAAGTTCGCACGGAGGTGCCGCACACGGTCTTTCAAATGGTCATGTTGGCTTTCGTCGTCGGACACTTTGAGCATGTCCACAATCTGTAGCCGTTTTCCATCCCATAGACCATCAATCATGAAATCAACAGCAGCAGCCTCTTTGAGGCCCAATATCACATCGCGGGGCAAACCAACACCGTGCCCTTCCGAATCGTAGTGTGTGACTTTATCTCCCACTTTGTTCACAATGACGCGGGTTGCATTTTTCGGCCAAGACGTGACCAACCAATCGCCTGTAAATCCACGCAGATGCTTCAAGTCCTCAAGGTTGAAGATACGATGCATGGCTTTGATAGGAGGTGGTGTGCCTTTGTCACGCTCTTCATCTTCCTTCAAGAGGTCATTCGCGCCTGTCAGATATGCAAGGTTGCTCTTATCTATGAGCCCCCCTCCTTCATCGAACCCAGTTATTTCATGAAGTTCCCCCGCAGGGACATCACTACGATGCATTCCGGGGATGAAGCCCCCACTGGATTCTGCATCCATGTAGCGGTTCTGAATGTTAGCACCCATGTCATAACCTTGCAGGTTAGGGTTCAACCCCTGTAACATTGGAATGGATATTGGGATAGAGACTGGTGACAAGCCGACATTGAAAGGTGAAGCACTTCGCTTTGATATTTGGGGCTGACCAGTCAAATGGTCATGTTCCACATCAAAGTCAGGATAACAAGCACGTCCCATATATCGAGACAATGCTCCACTGAAGGGGTCAATGAGTGTGCCTCTTTGGAGATTGGTGTAATTATCTACATCGAGGGCCTTATCGGTATGGTGTAAGAGATTGGTAGAGACTCGACGCTTCACAGGGGAATAGAGGACTTTTGCCATTTGTTTGACCATGTTGATTTTCTGTGCTCTTGTCCTACATGTAGCAGGGTCTCTGACCAACGATTCACTACGCTTGTTATCCTTCGCCATCCCCAATGAGAGCCCATGCCCTGCCATGTCCGTATTGAGTTTGTTTATGATTGTCTGTAAAGCATTCAATTCACCAAGCATGGACACATTACCGATAGAGTCACCACCGTCCACAAGAGAATGAATCGCACCTTTGATGTCGAGTGTTTCAGGGAAATCACCTACCCGTGTCTGCCCCCAGCGAATGCCTTTACGGCCCACGCTGTTATGTGCAATGTTGGATATGTCCTGTGCCCCAGTCATCTTCCTCTTCCCACCCACGACTTTGCTGTGAGGCAGACGTTCTCCTGACATTGGACTTACTGTATGGGTAGAATGTGGGAGATACCGTGAGAGAAATGCCAGAGCAGGGTCAGAGTTCCTTCGATTACGACCCGCACCTATCTTCACATTCTCAATGATTCGTGCAATAGGGTGTTCTGCATGGGCTCTCTCTGAATCACCAATTTCACCTGTCGCATAGGCTTGTAGTAAATCCGCGCCTGTTGCATTTTCATTATTCTCAAACCATGCATCGAGATTGTTGACTTGTGTCTCCGGTAATCTCAATTCACTTGACGGGCGTTTTGAGGTTTTGAGATGGGTGATTTCATTGGCCAAAGTTTGGTCAATAATCCCGTCTTTCAATAATGAAGCAGCCCAGTCACCACGCTGTGCTTTGGACATGGATTGCGCAAGACGCATCCCGCCTTTCAATGCCATTGCAGTATTCACAAAGGCGCGATTGTGATTGTCCCCCTCGTCAAACATACCATATAGGTCAGGGTGAACCAGTTCATCTTCTTCATTGCGTTGACCTGACACATGTTTGAGATAAGCCATGATGCCTTTACCCATCGTGGTGGCTACACGGCGACTGTCGTTAATCTGATGCAGTTTCGCTCTCATTCTATCATCCACGACTTTGCGCATCGAGTCATGTTGCCCTGTATCGAACCTATCTGACAGAATCGAATTATGCAATTGCTCTTGCTGCAATAACTGTTCCCGTAATGTTTCGCGCCTTTCTGCGGCACTTTCCCCTTTGCCGGGGACTGCGTCACTTACTTCATGGCCCGCAGCGAGTTCATTCCGTATACGGTCTGCCCACGATTCAGTCAAGTCTTCGGGTGGAGGGCCAACAATATACTGTGTCTCCCCATCGCGCCAATCTGTATGTTGTTTGACATTGGCAATACGCTGAAGCCACCCATCTCCTGAACCCATATCATTTTGATTCATTTGGTCCTTTGAACGGAATACGTCGAATGAATCTCGGAGTTGACCGGGACGATGCTCTTTTGGAATCAATCTGTTTAGTTCTCCTTCTAAACGGCGCAGTATTCTCGGGTCACCACTCGCCATTGCGTTCTCCAATAACACTCTGTATGTTTGGTCTTCGGTGAGACCACCAATACTGAGGTCGTAGAGTTTTTCAGCAATGTCGCGCCCGTCTTTTGCGTGGTGTATCGCAGCCTTCCGAGGGTCAATAGTCCCTCCCGCACTCACAATCTCTTTCAGTTTCTCGACATCGTAAATGGTGAAATTGTTCTCACTGGGGTCTATGTCTGCAAGTCCTAACTCATCAAGATGCGCAGCACGCATCTTCCCTCTACCAAACAAATCGTAGGTGTAGTCATGTGCATTGTCTGCCAATAGTAGTTCAGGGTTCTCCCACAGTGCCCGCAACTGTTCACCTGTGTAATCACCTTCAATTGAATGATGTAAGCCGAGAAGGTGTGAAATTAGCATCAAATCAGACTGGTAATTTGATACGAGGTCTGTGGCAGGATTCTTTGAGAGTTTGGTGCCGTAGTGTCCTAAATCACCCGCACCCATTGTTTTACCACCCAAACCTGTATGCTCATGACCGGGGCTTTCGTCACGCACATTCCTCACCTTATTGCGCAACAATGTTGTCCCCGGCACAGGCGTGTCAATGTGTGACCCGAGTCTATTTTGACGATTCAGCGTCAATAAGCCACCTTCCTCACGATGGAACATCCCTTTAGCAAGTGCCCCCATCAGGAAATCGAACCCCGGCTCTACACGTAAATCCACATCCCCCATATCCGACCATGCATGTTCTCTCTTTGTGCCGAAAGGCACTTCTTGACCATACAAAGCGCGACCGTATGCATCCAGTTCTACGCTTTGGTCTGACGTGGTTGGCCTCTCTTTACCCTCTCGCGCAAATGTAGGATAACGCCCACGTTCACCTTCTTTGGGTATTTCACCAGCCTCCCCTGCTTGGAACTTGTCACTCAATTGTTGCTTCTGCCTTTGCTGTTCAGGGCCAGTATACACATCAGGTATTTCAGGTAGACCGCCCAATTGGATTTGGTCTTTGAAACTGGTGAATATACCGGGGAACATCTCATGGAAGTCATAGAGAAGGCTAAGAGGAGACCGAGCCTGACCTCCTTCATCGTCATAGGCCATATGTGCATGATGTGCAAAAGACTTGGGTGCGTCAGTAGGCACACCGTCTTTCATGTCCCAGTCAGTCAAAGCCCCCAACGGGTTGAAATGTGCAGCAAGGGCATCATGTCT